CTAGATCGTCCGTCCGAACCAGCGCACGCGCCCCTCGATCTTGAGGTTGGGCAGCTCGCCGGCCGGCACGACATCGTCCCGGTAGTTCGAGTTGTCCGAGCTGAGGATGATGCCGCCGTCGCTGCGGGACTGCACGCGCTTGACCAGCACCAGGCCACCGAGCGTCACCACATAGATGCCGTTGTCGACCACGCGGTCAATGGAGCGGTCGACCAGGATCAGGTCGCCGTCGCGGATGGTCGGGTCCATTGAATCGCCAACAGCAAAAATCACTTCAGCGCGGTTCGGATCTATTCCCAAGCGGCGCAACCAATCTGTTCGGAAGGCAACAAAGCTTCCACCATCGAGGTCGCCGGAGGCTTCCACCGCACCCGGCCCGCCGCTCGGGCGTACGTCATAGCGGGGCACAAATGAAAAACCAGCTGCAATTTCAATGCAGTCCCCTGAAGAAAGACGCTCACCCGTCCTCTCCATGGCGCGGCCGGTGACGATCCATTCGAGCGGGATTTCGGCCTCGGCCGCCACTGCGGCGGCGACAGTCAGTGGAATCTCGGTGCCCTGCTCGTAACGCCGAAGATGCGCAATGGATCGTCCAGTCAGCGACTCCCACAGGTTCAGATGAATGAGTCGCAAAACAATGGCGAACCTATCACCTATGGTCAGGCTCGACATATCAGGTATCGGGGAACCGTTTGGCAGATGCCTTAGGCTATCGACAAAATCGCGTATCTGCTTAATTCCCAACTGCTTTTTGAGAGATTGAGCATATTCGTCCGCTGAGTGAACGGTCCCACGCTCGCTTGCGCTTTCTTTTTTGATCATATACGCTCACTTTTGCATCGTTCGTTGCGTCGCTTTTCGCGCAAACGCATATTTCCAAGGAAGCTAAGATGCCGACGGGCTGGCACCGCGCCGACATCGTCGCCGCTATTCACAAGCGGGGGACGTCCCTTTCCAAGCTAGCCCGAGACCACGGGCTCAGCGACTCAACGCTGCGGTCTGCGCTTTCCCGTCCGCGCACGCCATCCAATCAGATCGTCGCCAAGTTCATTGGCCAGCCGCTTCATGCGCTGTGGCCGGACTGGTTCGATGCTGAAGGTGCTCTCATCGCTTCGTCGAAGGGTGCCCGATCCCGTGCCCGGTCGTCGAGTCCAAACGCAAGGTCACGCCGGACACGCCGGAGGGCCAAATGAGCCGTCAGGTGTCCAACTTCAGCGGCAGCGCTGTCACAGGACGTCAGGTCGGCCGCGGCCGGCTCTGCTCGATCGACCTCTTGCCCACCACGGCCGACGCCGCAATCGATGAGGCTGCCGTGGCGGTGCTGGAGAAGAAGGCGACGCAGACGGCGATCCTCGCCGTCTTCAACGCGACGCTGGCCGAACTCGGCGCCGGGCCGATCTCGTCATCCGCCTTCAATCAATGGGCAAAGCGCGTCCGCGCCGGTCGCTACCAGCGGCGGACGGTTGTTCCCCCGACCTGCCCGCACTGTGGCGCCGAGCTGCCGCGGATTTGGAGGCTGCGATGACCAGCCCCTCCGGCTTTCACGCCCGGATTGAGGCTGCCCCGGCCCATCTACCGGCTCTGACGCTCGGTGACCTCCAGCCGATGGCCGGGGAGCCGCGGGTGCGTGACCTGCGCCTCGCTGAGGTGCTGGGGTTCTCCAATCCATTCAATATCCGCAAGCTGATCCGGCGGAGCGAAGCGGAGCTGGCGCTGCACGGGGAGTTTTTTTCCACGGTGGAAAAAACCCATCCTGATACCGCAGGCGGAATTTGCTCCACCGTGGAGCAAAATCACGGCGGCCGGCGCGGAGGCCGCCCCGGCACCGAATACTGGCTGAACGAGCCGCAGGCGGTGCTGATCTGCCTGTTCGCGCGCACGGCGCGGGCGGCCGAGGTGCGGCGGCAGGTGATCACGGTGTTCCTGGCGTGGCGGCAGGGGGCGCTGATCCCGGCCGCGCCGGCGCCGGCGGCACCGACCGACCGCTTTACCGAGATGGAGCGGCGGCTGGCCGCGATCGAGGCGTTGGTGCGCTTCGAGCGCGAGGTGGCGCCGGACGGGCTGGCGGTGGCGGTGACCCATCTGCCGGTATGGAGCAACGGCCGCCGGCCGCGCTTCTGGAACGACGTCGAGGTGCGGGCGCTGCTGACGCGGCTGCACCGCCAAACCACGATGAAGGACGCGCTGGCGATCTGCCGGCGTGAGTTCGGCGACGAGCGAACGCCGAGCCGCCCGACCTTGTGCCGCTACTGGCAGCGGCTCGACCGGGCGCGCGGGGGGCTGTCATGACCCGCCAGCCCGGATTTCACGCCCGGATTGAGACTGCCCCGGCCATGGCACCGGCGCTTGTGGCGCTGGCGCTGCTGGCGGCCACGGCGGTGGCCGCGACGTCCCTGCTCATCCCCCTGATGGAGATTGCCCGATGACCCCAAGCTGCGGAGCGGACGAGGTTGTCCGCACAATCGGCGCCATGGCGCTCGTTCCCGATGGCACGGTGGCGCACGCCGACGCGCCCGCGGCCCCCGGGTTAAGCGCAGAAACCGTCACAGCGGTCGCGAAGACGATCAACGGCAGCCTGTTCACCGCCCTCGCAAAGCAGCTGCGCGACGAGTTCCTGAGGGAACGGATCACCGTCGCCAAGGCTGCGAGGTCCCTTAGTCCCGCGCTGACGGTGGAATGAGGTCGTCAATGATGTCGTCGAGCCTCTTCAGCAGCACCTGCCGCAGCAAGTCCAGATCACTGGGCCGCGTGTGCGGGCTCGACGCCTTCGGAAGAAGTTCAATTGTTTTAATGCCGATCTCCAAGAACCTTCTCCGGAATTCAGCGACTGAAAAGTCCGGAACGGTCATCTCCAATTCTTGCAGGAGAAGCTTGAAGGCAAATTTCTCGGTATCCTCTATCCAGTCTCCGACGAAGTTCCCTGGCGGATCATCCAGCCGCTCAAGCCGGCGCTCGATTTCGTCGACACGCTGTTCCAGCGCCCGCAGGCGGTCTTGGTCATCCATCTGCAATCCCTCCAACTCGGTTGGTCACACTTCGAGTGTGAGGGAGACGCGCCACCTGCGGAAGTGGTGGGGCGGCGGGGCTACCCGCGACCTCCCGAAGAGCAGTGCCAACCCACCGGCAGGCGCGCGCGCCCTCCCGCGCGCCTGCCGGGCCTTTGGACGGCCCGAAGGCAACCCGTTTCACAGTTTGAGGGAGGTCTAAAATGGCCTTTAAAGACCCTATTCGGCGCAACATCGACATCGCGAAAATCGACGCGAGCGACCGGCTGCGCGCCACCCGGCAGGACTGGGTGGACACCTTCGCCGAGAGCATCCAGGCCGGCGAGCTGCTGCCGGCGATCGAGGTGGTGGAGCGTGACGGCAAGTTCCGTCTCATCACCGGCGCCCACCGGCTCAAGGCGCACATCCAGGTCGGCCACACCGTGATCCTGGCCGACGTGCTGGATGCCGCAGCCTATGCCGACGACGCGGCGTGCCGGCTGCGCGAAATCAAGGAGAACATGGCCCGCGCCGGCCTGACCGAGCTGGACCGCGCGGTGGCAATCGCGACATGGAAGGGCATCCACGAGAGCGTGCGGGGCATCAATCGCGGGGGCCGGCCGAGCGCCGGAAAAACCACTGCAGAATCTGCAGAGGTTTTTTCTGCAAGCTTTTCAACGGCCGCCGCCCGCGCGCTCGGTATCTCGGAACGCTCGGTGTTCGTGGCAGTTTCGATCGCCACCGGCATCGCGCGGGACATCCGCGACCGCATCGCCACCCACCCGATCGCCGACCGGCAGTCGGAGCTGATCCAGCTCTCCCGCGAGACGCCCGAGCGGCAGGCGAAGATCATCGACCTGATGCTGGCCGACCCGCCGGGTGCCTCCGACGTCGCCGAAGCCATCGCCGCGCTCGACAGGGTGCCGGCGCCCGCCGCCGCCGCGCCGTGGGAGAGGCTGGCCTCGAAGTTCTCCCGCCTGAAGGAGGCGCAGCAGCACGCCTTCTTCGCAGCCCACCGCACTGCGATCACCGACTGGCTCGCCAAGCATGGCGAGGTCATCCAGCCGACCAAGCGGTGATCACCATGGTTCGCCGCGACGACCGCACCTTGGACCTGTTTCGCGATGTCGAGCCGCCGGCCGTCGTCGCGCGATACGATGAGGAGCTGGTGCGTGCGGCGACGCTGTCGGCGCGGATGTCGCGCGCGGTCGCGCAATGCCTCAAGGACTCCAGTCTCAGCCGGGAGAAGATCGCGGCCGAAATGGCGTCGTTCCTCGGCGAGGACGTTCCGGTGAGTGTCCTCAACGCCTATGCGTCCCAGGCCAAGGACAAGCACCAGATTTCGGCGGTTCGCCTCCTCGCACTGGCGGTCGTGACGAAGGACGAGGCGCTGATCAACGCGTTGCTCGGCGCGGCCGGGCTGATTGCGGTGCCGTCACGCTATGAGGCCCTGCTGAAGCGCGAGAGAGCTCGCGAGCGGCGCGAGCGTGCGGAGCTTGAAGAGAAGGCGGCCGACGCTCAATGGCAGGCGGCACGGCGATGAGAGAGTGGTTCACCGCCGCCGAGCTGGCTGATGAGGCGCTGCCGGGCCTGCCCAACACCAAACGCGGCGTGCAAGTCCTCGCCGAGCGCGAGGGTTGGGCAGATAGCCTTTCGTATGCGCGCGAGCGCACTGGCCGCGGTGGCGGCCTGGAATACCACATCGCCCTGCTGCCGCCGCTGGCGCGCATCGAATATGAGCGCCGGCACCGCAGGGTCGACGCACCGGCCGCCTCGACATCGGCCGATCTGGTGCTCGGCACTGGCCTATCCGACCGCGCAGCGCGTGAGCGAGACGCCCGCCTCGCCGTCGTCCGCGCCTATGAGGCGTTCAGCCGTGGTCAACGCCTCGCCGAGGGGGCGCGATCCAAAATCTTCGCTGATGACTACAACGCTGGCACCATCGAAGTTGATCCATGGGTCAAGGACATCGTTCCGCGGATTTCGACCGCGACGCTCTCGCGCTGGCGCGCGGCAAAGCGCGACGGCCGCGCCGACAAGCTGGCCATTGACCACTCGGCGGCCCGCAAGGGCAAGGGTCTGCTGGAGACGGCCAACCACGGCGCGGTCCAGGCATTCATTCTGGGATGGCTTGCGACCAACCCGGCGCTCAGCGCGCAGGTGATCCGGGGCTACGTCGAAGAGGAGTTCGGCGCCCAACTGGTCAACGCCGCCGGAGAGCTGGTGCCCATTCCGCCGCTCCGCACCTTCCAGCACGTCATCGCAAAGCTACGGGATGACAAGCTGGTCGCGCTCACCAGGATCACCAATCCCGACAAGTACCGCTCCATCTTCAAGCTGCGCGGCACCGGCACCTATTCGTGGCTCGACGAGCCGAACCAGCTCTGGATGATCGACGCGAGCCCGGTCGACGCGCTGTGCACCGATGGCCGCTGGACGCTCTATGCGGCCGTCGACGTGGCGCCCCGGCGCCTGATGATCACGCTGTCGCGGACGCCGCGCGCCTCCGCGGTGTGCCTGATGCTGCGCAAGGCCATCCTGGCGTGGGGCGTGCCCGACAAGGTCAAGACGGACAACGGCTCGGACTTCGTTGCGCAGGAAACGCAGCGGCTGTTCGCCTCCCTCGACATCGAGCCGGTGCCGGCTGACGCCTATTGCCCCGACCAGAAAGCCCATGTGGAGCGTGTCATCCGCACCTTTCAGCACGAGGTGGGGCCTCAGCTGCCGGGCTACATCGGCCACTCGGTCGCCGAGCGCAAGGCGATCGAGGACCGGCGCAGCTTCGCCGAGCGGCTGGGGTCGGACGAGACCACGACCTTCTCGGTGTCGCTCACGGCGGCGCAGCTGCAGCAGAAGATCGACGATTGGCTGGAATACGTCTACCACCGCCGCGAACACGGCGGCATCGGCACCTCGCCGGCCGCCAGCGTGGCGGCCTCCACCCGTCCGATCGCCCGCGTCGACGAACGCGCGCTCGACCTGCTGCTGATGCCAGTGGCCGGCAAGGACGGCCTCCGTCGTATGACGGCGCAGGGCATCCAGATCGACGGCCATTTCTACCTGTCGCACTCGATCATGGTCGGCACTGACGTGTTCGTCCGGCTCGATCCCATCGACATGGGCAAGGTCTACGTGTTCGACGCCGCGGACGGCCGTTTTCTGGACGTCGCGGTGTGTCCCGCGCTCAGCGACGTCGACCGGCCAGCCTACGTGAAGGCGACAAAGCAGCTTCACGAACAGATGGTTGCCGAGGAGGTCAAGCCGATCCTTGCCGAGAAGCGACGGCTCCTCAAGGGGCCGAAGGGCATCGACCGGACGATCGCCCTCGCTAAGCGCAAGGCCGCCGAGGAGGCCGAGGCAAACAGCAACGTCGTCGCGCTGCCGAAGCGGACCGAGACGCACATCACCCCAGCCATTGCCGCCGCGCTCGACGCCATGGCGGCCCCCAAGGCCGCGCCGCCGCCGTCTGCCGAGACGCTGGCGATGCAGGCGCGGCTGATGGCCGAGGAGGCCGTGGTGCCGCTGCGCACCGAGGAGACAGCCGCGCAGCGCTGGCAGCGCGCTCTTGATTTCATCAGGCGACGCGAGGCCGGCGAGCCCGTATCGATCGAGGAGGCCGAGTGGTTCGGCGGCTACCGCGAGGGTGCCGAATACAAGGCCCGCGTCCTCATATTCGGCGACCCATTCGCGGATGCGGCAATGAAAAGTCCGGCCACATCCTGGACCGACGTGGTGGGACAGCAAACGGTTTAGAGGAGGCCAAAATGTCGACAGCGGTCGGCGGCGTCAAGGGGCAGGTGCCCTTGAAGAACGTCGCGAACTTCATGACGCTCGTGGTGTGCCTGATCGAGCGTGACCCGAACCTGCCCGGTTTCGGTGTGTTCTACGGTCCGTCCGGCTACGGCAAGACCTATGCGAGCGTCTATGCCCAGAACAAGACACGGGCGATCCGTGTCGAGGTCGGCGACACCTGGACGCGCAAGACCCTGCTGAAGGGCATCCTGTTCGAACTCGGCGCTGATACGCGCGGCACGATCTCGGACATGGCCGACCGGGCCAAGGTGCTGCTCAGCGACGATCCGCGCCGGCCACTGCTCATCGACGAAGCCGACAAGCTGGTGGACAAGGGCATGATCGAGCTGGTGCGCGAGATCGGCGACGTCGCCGGCTGCCCGGTGATCCTGATCGGCGAAGAGCGTCTGCCCCAGAAGCTGGCACAGCACGAGCGGGTCCACAACCGCGTGCTGGATTGGGTCGCCGCTCAGGCCTGCGACCTTGAGGACACCGCGGCGCTTGCCGCCGCGCTGTGCCCCAAGGTGCAGATCGCGCATGACCTGCTCGACACCATCCGCAAGGAATCCGAGGGCCGTGCCCGGCGCATCGTGGTCAACCTCGCTCGCGTTGGCGAGCTGGCGCGCAATCGCGGCATCGCCACCGTCGACCGGGAGGCTTGGGGCACCACGACGTTCTTCACCTCCCGTCCGCCGGCACCACGGGCGATCGAGCGGAGGGCGTCGTGATGGGCCGCCATTCCCCCGCAGCGTTGCCGCTGCGCATCCCGGTTGGCTGGGACGCGATGTGGTCCGGCATCCGCATGTTCGACAGCGACGGACCATGGACTGTCAGTGCCGTTGCGTCGTGGTCTGGGGCTCATATCGCATCAGTGCGCGACTTCGTCAGACGCCTCGTGGCTGGCGGCATCGCGAGTGCTCTTGATGGCGGAATGTATCGGCTCAAGGAGAGCCCCAAAGAGACGCCGCGCCTCCGCCGCGACGGCTCCAAGGCGCCGCCCTGCAAGCAACAGCAGATGTGGGTAGCCATGCGGGCATTGGCGCGCTTCAGCACCGCCGAGCTGGCGATGGCCGCGTCCACCGATGACGCCAAGGTCGATGAGGTTGCCGCGCAATCCTACATCGTCCGTCTTCACGCCGCGGGCTATCTTGCGGTCGTCACGCCGGCCAAACGCCGCATCGGCGGGCGTGCGATCTGGCGGCTCAAGCCGTCGATGAATACCGGGCCGCGCGCGCCGCAGGTGATGCGCACCCGCTTCGTGTGGGACCCCAACCGGGAGGCCGTCATGGGCGGCCCGGCAGCAGCCGAAGAGGTGTCGTCATGAAACCGGCACCTCTCTACGCCGACAAGGCGCGCGCGGCCTGGGGCGATGAATTGCCCGATTGGGTTCTGGAGCTGGCCGAGGAGGCCGACCGTACCACCGGGGCCGCCGTCTCCAACCGCATCGGCTATTCCCCCGCGGTGGTGTCGGCGGTGATCTCCAAGTCCTATCGCGGTGATCTAAGCCGCGTTGAAGCCAGGGTTCGCGGTGCGCTGATGGGCGCCACGGTGGAGTGCAGCGTGCTCGGCGAGATCGCCCGCGACCGTTGCTTTGACGAACAGTCCACTGGGTTCGCGGCGACGTCGTCGGTTCGCTCGCGGCTCTATCGTGCCTGCCGCAGCGACTGCCTGCACAGCAGGATCAAGAAATGCGGCGGGCACACGCTATCGCCCGCACAGGACACTGTCGGCCGCTCCGGCGGGGCAACGGCTCGATCAACTGCAATGAATGCGTCAACTCTGTCGGACCAGGAGAAGCCTCAATGAGTGGACAAGATGCGGCGATGATGGGGCGTGTCCAGGCAAGGCCGGACGAAGGCTATGAAAGCGCGGCCTCGGATGCCACCTACCGTGAAGCGCTGGAGACCTTGCAAGGCCACATTGAGATTGCGCAGAAGGTCGGAGACGATCTGGCGAGCATCGCCAAGCTGTTCCGGCTGATCTGGGATCTCGCGGGGCACGGCAGCCATCTCGACGCCGAGGAGTTCCTGGCAGATTTGATCGACGAGCGCAGTGCCAAGCTGTCCAACATAGAGGCAGAGGCTCACCGCACGATGGATCAACTTTCGGCCACCATCTCCGGCCAGGAGGCTTCGCGATGAACGCGCACAGCAAGATCGAGGACCCCGGCCCGCTGAACGGCTTTCCGGCACATGTCTTCGAAACGGACACCTCGAACATCACCGACTTCGACAAGTTGAGTCTGGCGATGTCCAGAACCAATTTGAACGTCCGCGCACTGGCCTGGATGCAGAAT